ATTCGCGCTTGGCATCGCGGCGTCGTTGATAACGCCGATGCTGTTACATATCTTCGAACTTGCCTCTTAGCAACCGCGTAACCTCAGTAATTGTCGTAGAAGTTAGGCGTAGACGGCTTATGACCAATGACAGACTCAGCGAACTTCGCATACTCCAGCTCCATGAGTTCTTCGAGACGCTTCTCCTCCTCGTTCGTCACGTCGCGGTCGAGGTATTGCGTCCAGTAGGCGACCGCCATCGCCAGCGCATCGAGCCTGTCGTCGTGCCGGAGGGCACCGCGATCACGAGTGATACGACTGAGCTGGTGGAACAGTTGGAACTTCGGTTCATCCTTCTGATCGGCCCGCATGAGAGCGGCGTCCACGATGAGGCGATGCTGGTTAAGCACTGGCTCCAGCGTGTCGATGATGCGGCGCTCCTTCTGGCCCGAGCTGTGCGTCTCCTCGACGGTGCAGGGGTAGATGCGGCGGAGCACAGGCTCCAGCAGTTTGATGAACATGCCATCACCGAAGTTACCTTCGACGAGGATGAGCTTCACCTTCTCGGCGCGAGCGATGTGGGCGATGTTCTCCAGTACGGAGTCGTCGTAACCGCCCTTGAGTCCACCAGCGCGGCGGAGGTAGACCATACCGCGAAGCATTTTTGTCACGCTGTAGCCGGTCTCGTCACCGCCACGACCCGATGGATCGACGGACATGACCGCGCCGGTGTACTCCTCAACATCCTTGGAGAAATACATCGGACGGTGCAGACGATCACCAGTGAACCCCACGGAGGGGATGTCGTCGATGACCTGTTCTTTGCCACTGGCCCACATAACCCGGATTGGTGCAGCCTCACGATCCACGTCCATGACGATGAGGTCTGACAGCTTCAGCGGGTAACGCTCCGCATCGGACAGTGTAGTGTCCAGCATGAACTGCAGCAGGAACCCGCCACGCCCATAGGAAGCCTCACGACGCAGTAGGTCGTCCTCATGGAACCTGGAAGGTTCTACAGGTGTCCATGCGATCTTGGGGTTCCCCTCGAAAGCCTCAGCGATGAACGGCGCGAGCCGTCCGTTGTATTGCGAGTAGTGCTTCTGATCCTTCGGATACCGAGCGGGCCAGATGCGGATTTCATAGCCGCGTGCAGGGAGCTGGTTGTAGATCGACTCCTCGGTCTGCGGTGTGCCCAGGTAGATGATCTCGGCGTTCGACAGTGGCTTGAGGATTGCGTCGAACTCTTTGATGAGTTCACCCAGCTTCTCCCGTTGTGCCACGGTGGCCGAGTTCTTCACGACCTCTACGTCATCTGCGACGATGGTGTCGGCGCGAGAGCCGGTAAGCTGACCGGTGATGCCAACCGATTTCACGGAAGGGGACTGATCGGGTTTTGCAGGACCTACGTCGAAGGCGAGGTTTGAGTTGCGTTGATCGTTGCGAGGCTTCAAATGAGCCAGTTCGGGAATCGTCTCGATCAGTCGTTTGGTAAAGATAGAGAAGGCATCTGCGCGATCTTTGGATGCGGAGACGACCAATATCTTGTGTTGTGGGTCTTTCCATAGCAGCCAACACACATAGGCTGCTGTAAGCCAGGACTTGCCGATACCACGGAATGCTTCGATCACACGGCGGCGGGGGCCGTGTTGAAGGTACGAGGAGATGTCGTATTGGACAGCAGTAGGCTCAGGAAGATCGAGCTGCTGCCAGATGTGGTAAACGAAGTTGCGGAAGTCGAGGAACGGATGGTTCCGTTCAAGCATTCGTTATTGACGAACGCTCGATGAGTTATAAATCAAACGGTTACCTATAGCTAAGGATAAGCGATGAAAAAGCGGGTTGAAAAATCGGACGAAACACTTTCCTTCGAACAAATTCCTACTGTCGAAATGTTGGTCAAGGGACTCAAGGGGGCGCGGACAGTCAAGCGTGGATTCCTGGCACGATTTACGGATTGGCTTTTTGCCATTGAGCTTGGCGGTACTTTCGTGCTGGGTGTGCTTGCCGTTTGTGTGTATTTGCAGTGGGCTCAAAGAGACACCTTGAGGCCTTGGGCTCAAGGCATATTTGCGCTGATATTTTGCGCAGCGGCGTTAGCTACCGTCTGTTTTGTGTTGTTCGCTCTGTTTATAGTCGCTAGTCCCAATACTGCATACGCCAAATCGCTCCAAGACCGATTGACTGCTGAGCGGAAATTGCAGAATCGTTTGAGTTCGATACAGCCTTCTACGTTGCTAAAGCTATCGCAGCGCCTCGAACTTGAGTCCCGAATGGTTGTTCGTAGGGCTAGCGTCGCAAGCGTCATTGTCGCGAGTGCTTCCCTCATGGTTTCTCTGTCATCGCAGAAGATTGGTTTGACTAATATTGCGCCCAGCCTCAGCGGGATGTTGCCTTTTATAGTTGCGTTCGCGACGGGAGGTTCACTAGCGGCGATGCTTTTACAGAATATCCTTGAAAATTTGGATCGTGCGGCATTCGTGCTCAAGCTGGCGGCGGAGCGCAATCAAAGAAGCAGTGCATAGTCAGCAATGGCCCGTTTCGGGATCAAATGGGAACTCGCTCAGCTTCCCCGCCAAGTTTCCTAAAGGACTCCCTGGGGCCGGCAATGCTTCGATACCGTTGTCCTTCACGAACTGGCGGGCCACATTGAGAATCGCGGCGAGTCCTTTAGTGTCTGCGTCCATACTTTCGATGGCATCGGTGAGCTTGGTCGCGATGGCTGAGTGCAGTGTTTCCAGTGCGTCCTTACTTGCTGCCATTGGAACCTCCTAGGAAGCGCGAGAACAGACTCTCAAGTGCGGTAGTGCCCAGGGATGCCAGGGCCGCCGCGAGACCCACATGGGCCGGGAAAGAGAGGGTGGGGAAGATGACGACAGCGAACGCAGCACTCATGCTGAGGCCCGCCGTGGTGATGCAACGAGCCAAGGCGATCTTCCAATTGGAAGGGCCAGTGGAAGCAAGGGTTTTACCGAGGCCGATGATGGCCCCGGTGATGCCCAAGGAGGCGAGTAGTTTCGTATCGTTGTCCATCGTGATTATTGAGTAGGAGTGAAGCCAAGGCCATCGGCAATCTTGTTGATCTCGTCGATACCCAAGCGGTGACAGCTCACAGTGATCGAGCCGCATGCGTCCACCTGGACAAGCGAGAAGGCACCGACAGCAGCACCGCCTTCATGGAGGTATTCGTCTTCGGTCAGTGCGCGCCCAAGCTGCTGAGCAAGATTCGATAGACGCCAGATGCGCTCGCATACAGCCACAGGCACTTCCTGCCCCTTACTGGTCTCTACGCGAGAGCGATCGGTCGAGAGCCGCAGCAATACCGGGAGGGTGTCGGGCAGTTCGGTCGGCATGTGCAGACGCCACAGGGACACCTGCGCCCGAGCGATATCCATAGCGTCCTGCTGGATCGCATCGACCATCGGGGACATCTCAGGGAACCGCTCGGCCATCTGCACGGCCGCAGTGAAAGCATCAGATGCCAGAGGGGACGCAGCGGCTTCCGTGAGTGTCAGCTCAGCGAGCCGGCGAGACGCGTCCATGACTGCAGCGGTTACAGAGGGCTTGGCATCCCGGTCGATAAGTCGCAGCAGCCTCAGTGCCTCATCGAGCTTGTGACTGTCCGTGTCGTATGCGCCGTCGCCGATAGCGGGGAGCATTGCGAGAGCTTCCTGCTCCAGGATGTCCCCGAACTGCTCCAGAAGTTCGGCGAATACCTCGTTTGCGCCTGAGACCTTCGTGGCGATCAGGCGGTTCTCTAGCTCAACGTCTATGCTTAGTTCCTGTTCGAGTACGAGAGGTTGTAAGGCACGCTCACATCCACCGCGGACGTGCCGTCCGAGATGGTGCAGATGAGAGTGCCGTTAATCGTCCCGGTGTTATTGGTAACGATGCGCGAGATGGTCACCGCCTGTGCGTTCGCGTTAGAGATGTTTGGTAGTGCTCCACCATCACTCACGCTGCCAATCCGCCAGTTGTACGTGTAGCTTCCGTTGCCGTTGGCACCCTGCGCGGTGACCGTGTTGGACACCGGGACACCAGAGGCACCCGATGCGCTCGTAAGGGAACCGTTCGCCTGTCCCGGAGTAATCGTTCCGGAGACGGGCGTGTACTTCTTCCATGCGAGAACCCACGTACCGCCAGTGCGGCGATAGATGTTCTGCACATCCGCCCATGCCCCACCAGACATCCGTTTAACAGTGGAGGGAGCTGCCCATCCGCCACCGGACCTACGAGCGAATGTCATGGGTCACCAAATCCACAGGTCACCTTCGCCGGCTCCTGCACCTGGGTCGTTGCTCTGCACGAACGTGCGCGGCATACGCGACCAACCGGCGCTGTTAGCCCACAGGAAGTTGATGGTGCCCGACTGATACCAAGTGCCGTTCATCTGTATACCGCTGCCGTTGCCTGAGATAAAGGCGCCAGCGGTACCGGAGGTGGTGAAGTTACCGGGACACACCCAGTTCGAAACGCCCTCGTGAATCACGCGGTAAGAAGCGCCGAACGACCAGCCACCGATCCGAAACACGTTGTCCGTATCGAGACCGAAGTGGGCACCGCATTGACCCTCACGGATGAAGGACATCGTGGCAGATGCGCTGGTGTTAGAAGCATTGCTGATCTGAAGCGCGGTATTGCGGTTGTTACCTGAGCCGTCGATGGCTGAGATGGGTGGAGGCGCACCGGATGAGAAAATCGTTCCGGCCGTGCTGTTTGTCGCGCCGCGCAGGATCGTCGTCTGATTAACCCAGCTTTCTAACGCGACGTTGCCCATGTCGGTCGCGTCGATAGTGACCTTGAGCTTCGAACCTCCCCAGCCGATGTAGACCTTGTTCGTGCTCTGACCGATACCGCCACCTTGCTGGACAGGAGTGAAGCCCAAAAGATTCTGCTTGGCATCGAGCGCCCCCTGTAAGCCAGCTAGATCGGAGATGCCGACGACCACGTTGCCCGTTCGGCCAGCAACACTTTGCACGACCGTCTGGTTATCAATACGGTCCCAGGAGGTGCCGTCGTAGAACAACATGTCACCTACGCCGTACTTCACCGAGCTGATCGTGCCGGCCACGCTGACGAGGTAGAAGTCACCGAGGTTCGGAGCGGCAGGTAGCGCGCCCTTGCTGGCATCGAAGCGGCCCTTGAACACCAGGGAACCCAGCACGTTCAAGCGGGCCTGCTCAGCCCAATGACGAGCCGAGTAGTTCCCCGGTGTGACCTCGACGTTTACCGCAGCGTTCGCGTAGTTGAGCGCGAGAGTCTGCGAGGTATTTGCAGCCGAAGCACTGGACGATGCGGCAGTAGCTTGGTTCGTTGCGATACCCGCCTGAGTCGTCGCGGTGTCTGCCTTGGTGCCTGCTATGGTCGCGCTGCTGGCCGCAGCCGTTGCACTATCTGCAGCATTCGTAGCCTGCGTGGTGGCCTTCGTGACCTCGGTATTAGCGAGGGTTACCTGATCGGTTGCGAGCTTCACCTGCGCAGCGGCAAGAGGAACCTGAGCGGCGGAGCTGGCGGCGGAGCCGGCCGATGCCGAGGCAGATGCCGCCGAGGCGTCCTTCGCGACAACAGCAGCGGCCCGTGCGGTGTCCGATGCTTTCGCCGAGACATCCGCAGCGTTCATGTAGATCACGGTCTGAGCGTTGATGGCTTGTGCTTGAGACACTGCGCCGTTCAAAGAGTCCGTCAGGATGTTCACGGACTTCTGCAGAGCCGGGAAGGTAGGTAGGGTCACGATGGCACCCGTGCCGTCCTCCATATCCACCGTGCCATCTTTCTTGGTCAGAAGATCACGTAGCGCGTTCTTGTAGCCGTTCCACTTGTCGATGAGCGCGGAGATGCGAGCGGCTAATGTCGAGTTCGACACATAGCCGGGTTCATTGTTGGTAGTGATCTTTACCTCATGCCGATGGCATAGATGGTGATGGCAGTTCCATGGAAGTTGCCGGAGTTGTTCTGCGTGTAGGGGTCAGGGCCGACGCGGACGCGGTACTGCACCGATCCCGACACGGGGGCGTCGAAGGCCAGCATGGAATCGAAGTCGGTCGCGCCACCATTGATGTAGTGGTTGTGTACTTTGACGGTGACCCACGTACTACCTGATAGCCGCTCCAGGTAGATGCCCCCTGTCGCTCCGCTGCCGGACGGGTTGTTGATCTTCGTTTCGACGTGGATCAGTGGCAGATGTACTTCACCCAGCAGGACCGGTGCGGGCAGCGTGATGATCGGGCCGACACCGTTGTTCGAAGCAATAAGGTCGCCCGTCCACACTTGGTTTGCGTTGGACTGCAGTGTGCCGATCATGTTCTGCGCCGTGATCTTGCCGGCGAACTTGGCATTGCCTGCTCGATCCACACAGAAGACGGCGTTGTTGTAGTTCTTAACCCCTCCGCCGATCCACATGGGATAGGTATCGCCAGGGTTGTTCGTCAGCTCGCAGCGAAACTCCTGCGGGTTGATGATGGCCCCGTTACCGTCGAGCTGGAACGTGCGGAACGTGCCGCCATTCACTTCGCCCATATTGGCCGAGATGGCTGACAGCGTGTTTGTCCTGATCTTGTCCGCAGTGATCGAGCCATCGACCATGAGCTGCCCTTGGATGCCCACGGTGCTCACGCCGCCGACCGTGCCGATCACGAACGGGTACTTCATCTGCTGGACACCACCCGTGCTGGTGTAGGTCGGGGAGACGAAGCCGAAGCGATCAGCCATAACGATAAAGCTGCTGCCGGTCTTGCTATCCACACCGAGGCCGATGCCGGCGATGACAGGCACGCCATCGATCTTCCCGCCATTGATCCGCACGGTGTAGTTCGCCTGCCACTCGGGGTTTGCGCTGGGATCAGCGCCGCCCACGACCAGAGCCTCGAACCGTTGCTGGAGGTTTGCAAAGGTTCCCTTCGAGAACGCTTCGACCTGAGTGGTCGCGATGGCCTGCGCGTAATCCTTGGTCGCGTAGGTGGTCTGCAGGGTCTGCGTGATCGCCTTGTCGCCCGCAGCGAAGTCCGATGCGACCTTCGTGATGGCCTGCGCGCGTGCTTCGGTTTCTGTAGCGACGGCTTGTTGGACAATCGTGATCTGCGCAAGGCTATCTTTGATGGCCGCGCTGAGCTGCGTGGCGGACGTTACGCGCGCCTCGGTCTCCGTGGCGATGGCCTTGTTGACCTGGATGAACTGTGCGGCGCTGTCGTCGAACTTGGCGAATAGCTCAGTGATCTGCGTCGCCACAGACTGCGAGTTGTCTTCAATGGTCGTGAGCGTGCTTTCAGCCAGTGCAAGTCGGCCTTCCGTCTTGCGGCGCTCATCGAAGGTCTGGTCGCTGCGCAGGAGTTCTTCCAGCAGCGTCTCGGCGGTGTTGTCGATGTCATCCAAGCGGGTCGTCAGGATGCCCATGACGGGCGATGCCATCAGTGCGTCGATGATCTGCTGGATAGCCAGCGAGGGCGGACCACCGTCTTGACCAGTCCAGCCGGAGCCGCCACCAGGGAGACCGCTTCCGCCATAGGCGCCGAAGTCGATCTGCTCTTGCAGGATGTAGAGGAGTTGCTTTGCGTTGGTGTTCAAGTCCTCAGCAGGAAGCTGAGTGCCGGCTTGCACCTCAATGAGTGTGCGGTCGCGCGGCGTGAACCTGCGGATGGTCACCAGGATGCCGTGAGGCACCGGGGCGGCCAATAGAATTTGGGTAGGGCCAGCCCAGGTAAAGGACTGTTCCACAGCATCACCCACATCCCCTGCGAACACACGGATGTCTTCGTTGTGTAGGGAGGGGAAGGGGATGGTGTACGCGGCTGCATCCTCCGCCAGATACATGACGAAGGAGTAGCCACGAGCGAGAGGCGTCATGTATCTCCAGAGGGTTATTGAGGATCGTCTTTCGGGAGCTGGTTAGCCATCCATGAGAGACCATTGCGAACGCCAGTGACGTTCTGAAACCACAGCAGCGACATCGCATCTTTGGCTTGCTTCTGCGTGACGTTCGCATGGGGATCGAGAGCCGTCACAGCGAGCCTTGGGAGACCCCATAGAGCACGTCCGGTCGCCAGGGTGGGGATGCCTTGGACGCCACTGTCGAGACCCGTGGAGCGCCCGTAGGCGAACACAGGGGTGTCATCACCACCGAGGGCTTTCTTGACGCCCAAGTCGTGCGCGATGGTGTCCGTCATAAACGGGATCACCGACGAATAGCTCGACTGCTGGAACGCCTGCTTGGCAAGCGAATCCCATGTCATCAACTTCTCCCGCTTGTCGGTCGTGTCGCCGATGGTGTTGATGTAGTTGCGAGCTGCCATGCCGATACCGGCGAACAGCGTCGAACCCATCCACATCTGCGCCGTTTGCCAGTCACGCATGTGCAAGCCGTGCAGCAGTACCGCCGCGTAGGAGTTGGTCATGAACGTGCGGAACTGCGTGAAGATTCGGCCGGTGGCCGAGTGCATGAGCTGCACCGTATCTCCCACGCCGCCTTCGCCGAGCGTTCGCTTCGCATTGCGCTGAACGAACAACGCCAGCAGGCGCTTCTCATCGGGAGTCCAGGTGCTCCAGTTCTTCGAGATGTCATGGACGCTGTTCATGCCCTTGAGCTTGGCGAAGATCGTCGCTTGATCCTTGGCATCAAGACCGCCAGCGCGGAGCCGGCGAACCATGCTCGCGGGGACGCCTTCCTTGTTGGCCATCTGCACCAGGCGGCTGGCGATACCGACACCTGCGAAGCCCTGAAGGAACTGCTGCATCGGAGCGATGCCCGAGACAACACTCATGGCACGCTGGCCGTACTGCATCCCCCGGTCGAGCTTGTTGAGCGCACGGCCGACAGCCTTGTCGTTATTCCACACCGACTCACCGACTGCATCGAGACGCAGGTACGGCTGGTTGCGCACGAAGTCCGTGCCCAGGCCGGTCACGTCAGCGAGCCAGCGAGCCTCGACTTGATCGAACTTGCCCATACGCATCTGCTTGACCATGTTGGCTGCAGCAGGTGCCGCCTTGATCGCGTTGCGAAAACCCACAGCGCCGAGCGTCCCGCCGACGCTTTCCAGCATCGTGTAGCCCACCTGGCCCATCGTGGTCATGAAGTTCTGCGAACGAATCAAGCGGGAGCCGCGAGTCCATGCAGAGTTCGGAGCGTCCGAGGTGGACTTGCCTAGGATAGAGTTCAACGTGATGTCGAGCGCGCGGGAGAGGTCAGTATCGCCGGCCTCCTTACTGTGCTTCAGCAGGAACGCCTTGTAGCGATCCAGCTCGGCTTGCGTGCCCACGTCAACGTGCTTTTTCAGTGCGGCCCATCCAGACATCTCACGGATGAAGTCGGGCACCAGGTTGTCCACGTTGTTCTCCAGCAGATCAGCCAGGTGAACCGTGTGCTCGTTGCCCAGGTCGTCCTTCAGCGTTGCACCGAAGGATTCATCAAGATCAATGCGGGACTTCGCGCGGGCGTGTACCGCCTTCTCGGCGGCCTCGCGTTCCAGCTTGCTCACGAGTGCATCCACCTTCACCTTGTCAACGCCGGCCTCGGTCAGCAGCTCACGCACACTGCCTGAGTCAGCGGCAGCGAGGGTGCCGTGCAGATCGCTCGGGCCGCCCATCGCTTTCTCGTAACCACGTTTGAGCCATGCACCACTGACTTCGTGCAGGAGATCTTCGTTTAGCTCCTCGCCTGGCTTCAGGTTCTTCACCCACTCGCTGCGCATCGCGGGCTTCACCAGGTTCTCTTGCAGGTTCTCGAAGGAGAGACCCTTCGTTGCATTGAGGTCGGTGTAGCCTTTTGCAGAGAACACGCGGGGCAGGTAGCCGTCCGGTGTCATCTCCTTCTCGAACCCTGGGACGCCACGGGCACGTAGCTCGTCCGTCATGGTCTTGAAGGCGGCGGCAGCATGCTTAGCGGTGGCCTCGACTTCAGGCCCCATGTCCTTTGCCACGCCACGGATGTAATAGCCGACCGACTCGTTGAACTGCTGGCGTGCCACGTCACCGCGAACACCCGTGGAGGCGGAATACTTCGCCCACTCCTGTTCAACCGCTGTGCGGTAGGCACCGTGAATAGTGTGATCCAGCAGCTCCGATTCCTCGGCCGCAGTGAACTTGGTGGCAACGTTACGATCCGTGTTGCCCACGGAGTCACGCAGGAGACCACGGGATTCATTGCGAACCAGCGCGGAGTTACTGTTGCCGAAGCGGGCTGCAAGGTCCCGGCGGACTTTCAGGAAGGCACCACGGATCGGCGCGTTCTGCGCTGCATCGTCGAGCTTCGCCTGCTGCCACTCAGGCGTACCCACGGCGGGGCCGTCCATCTTCGGGACGTTCAAACCATCGACGCGTGCAGCGCCCATCGAGTCCGCCGTGTTCGGCTTGGAACCATCGACGGCCGATGCGGCCTTGGTGAACTTGTTGGTGCCATGCGCCAGCTCGGCCAGCTCAGGGCCACGAAAGCCGAACGCGCCACCCATCAGGAACCCGAACGCCCCCGCGGTGACGAGATGGCCTGTATCAATCGAAGGGTCGTATTGCGAGGACAGTGCTTCACTGCCCACGTTGGTTGCGCCGGCCACAATGCCGGAGCGCACAGCGTTCGCCAGTCGCCCCGCTGTTGCGGAGTAACCCAGGCCACCGGAGGCGGCACCGATAGCGAACATGGACGGATCGAGTAGACCCGCTGCTGCGTTACCCAGGAGACCGAACTGTGCCGAGTCCTCCTGAGCCATCTTGTTCTGCATCGCAAACCCTTTGAGGAGGTCAGCGTGCGCTGGAGACTGTGCGCGCTCCAGCAGTTCCATCTGATCTTCGAGACCGGCCTTGCGCCAGTCGTCGATCACCGGCTTCAGTGCGTCGCCGTAGAAGTTCTCATCACGCTCGACGCCGTTCTCCTGCAGTGCCCGGTCGGCCCATCCGATAGGCCCCTGGACAATCTTTGCGCCGATGAGGTCATGGAACGTCGTGTTGTCCTTGACCTTCTGTGCCTGCGCCGCATCCGTGCGAGCCTTTGCGTCCAGCTTGGTGGCACCTGCGGACGGAACTAGAGGGACGTTATCCCTCGGTTGAGCGTAGATGCTCGGTAGCTGATCCACAGGTGGTCCTCGTTAGTGATTGCTGGTGATGAAGTCCGCGAAGGACTGCAGGTGATTGGCCGGATCGTTGGCGTAGTCGGTGACCTTGTGGGCGGTAGCCACGGAGGCGTCCCATTGGCGCTGCTGGAACTCGGCGGTTGTCGGATCGCTTCCTGCGGGGAGCTGGAGCTTGCCTTTCAGGAGCGGGGCGTACTGGTCATTGAGCTTCTTGACGTTATCGGGAGTGAGGTCAGTCGGATTGCGCTGGAGCTGCCTGAACGTCTGCTCGTTGCGAACCTTCTTGTCCTGTTCCTGCTTGCTCCATGCCGAGTAGTTGGCGCGGGTGGCAGACGGGATCACATCGACGAACTCGGTGGTCTTCCGCTCGACACCATCGGTGCCCTTATGGGTTACCTCATGGGTCACGGGGAGCGGCGTGCCGCCAGCAGCGATGTAGTTCAATCGCCACTTGTTTGCATCGCCGGGAACAGGCGCGAATAGCACCTGGTCATCTTTGCCGACCACGTTGCTGTCCACGAGCTTCTGCTTCCACATGTTGCTTGCTTCAGTCATCGCGCTGCTGGTCACGTCGTCCATGCCGTCGCCGGTTCCGTAGTTGCGAACCATGCGGTCGTTCACGCGGATGAAGGATGCTTTCACTCGGGTCAACGCAGCCTGTGCGGCCACCTCGGGAGATGCGCCGGCCTGCACCATGTCACGGACGGACAGGCGGTAAGCGGACTCCATCTCGGACGTGTTGCTGATCGGCGTGTTCGAGCTGAACCAGCCACCGTCCCCGAAGTTCTTGGGGGCATCCTTGGCGACCAGCTTCATCGCTTCAGTGACGTTGTGGTTGATCGTCTCGGCGTCGAGCGTGCTGCCCATTTTGACCTTCGACCATGCTTGCGTGTCATCAGCACCCAACAGCTTCGCCGTCTGGTACTGCGTGATGCGTGCAAGGGTCTTATCGTCCACCTGACGGGCGGCCCACTCGGGAGAGATGCGCTGCATCTGCTCGAAGATTTTGACGTAGCGCGTGGCCCGCGTGGGGTCGCTCTCGTCGATGCTGCCCGACAGGATTCCCTTGAGGGCCGGGATGGGTGCGCCGGACAGTGCCGACTTGTTGAGGATGGCCTGCACCTGCTTGTCATCGCCGGACTGCAGAGCCGCAGTGAACGCACGGTCACCGGCTTTGCCCACGTCGTCCGGCTTGATGCCGGCAGCGTTCGCCGCCAGGGCGTCGTAGTTACTCCAAGCGCGATCCGCGTTGCGCTCAGCCTGTGCCTTCGCGGCTTCCTTCGCGAGCCGTTCGCCGGCCTCGCGGGACGCGTTGATCTTCGCAGCGACCTCAGCGGCGGACTTGTCGTTTGCCTTACCCCATGCGAGCGCGCGTGACTTGCCCAGGATTCCCTTGTCAGCCAGCGCGTCGATCTGCACCGTCTCGGCAACCTCCTGTTCGTAGCGGGCCTTCTCGGCACGATCCTTCTGAATCGTCTCTCCTCGCTTGGCAGCGAGCTGCAGTTCTTCTTTGTGCTCAGGGATGTCGGCCAGTACC